TCTGGCACTCGCTCGTATGCCGAGCAGGACGCCCTCTACGCTAGAGGTAGGACGGTGCCTGGATTAAAAATAAGCAACGCCAAAGGGGGCGAATCAAACCATAATTTTTCGTTGGCTTGTGACATCGCCATCTTTAGGGGCAAAGAATACTGCCCCGAGCACCCGCTTTACAACGAGCTCGGCACGCTTGGAAAATCGCTCGGACTCGAGTGGGGAGGGGATTGGAAATTTGTGGATGAACCTCATTACCAATTGCGGCCGAAGTGGGCGACTGGCATGCCCGAGCGTGCCATGCTCGCGGCCCTCCGTGCCCGTGTGGCCAAAAAGCAGGATGTCTTCGCGTGAGCACTTGACACGCTCCCCCATAATTACAACTAGATGCCCGACGACCAAATAATCACCGAAGGAGATGCCGGATTCGTCGGCATGGCGTCGCGCCTCAACCCGCTCCAGCTCCAACCTGGCATGGTGCAGCGGTGCGAAAATATGCGGCTAGACCGAGGTGTCGCGCAGACGCGCAAGGGCGCGAAGCGGCTGGGCGATGAGATCTCGTCTGGAGCACAACCGCTAGTGCTGCCATTCATCCTCGACGCCAATGCAAAAATCAGAACCTCGTACTCGGGGGGCATCCTTGCGAGTGGCGTTTTTTCGTCGCCCAACTATTTCGACGCGAATGAATACATCGTTCTTTGCGGGCCTTCGTCGGCGTTTCTCTACCGGCAAGATGTGGCAAATATCGAGGAGATCAATCTCTCGTTCCCAGGGGCGTCGATCCAAGAGCTTTTGGAACAGAGCGACCAAGCGACTTGCATACAGGCATTCAACCGATTCTATCTGCTGCGCGAGGCGGATGCGACTCTGCCAGGGTGGGGTGAGGTGAACACTGCTGGCATAGTGGTCTCTGGCACGGCTGCGACGGTAAATGTTGCGGCTCACGGATACTCTGCCGGTATGCGTGTGCGGATCGAAAATGGCGATGAGGCGGCATTTGCGGGCCATGAATACGATGTGATCAATCCTGTGACGGCGAATACTTTTACGGTTGCTGTGCCTAGTGGCACTTTCTCGTCCGGTGGGGCAACGGTGCGGCGGGTCAAGCCTCCCCTCTGGTGGGACGGCTCTACAACTCATTTTCAAAAAGCGGAGGGCGGCATACCGCCCGCGCACGCAACGTACAAGGGGATGCGCTCGGTGGGCTGGGCGGCCTACATTGGCAACCGTCTGTGGATCCCCGACGGCCGCGACACCGTGGCCATCTCGGATGTTCTCGACCCCGACCTCTACGATCCCTTCTTCCAAAGCTTCCGTGCCAACCAGGGCAGCAACGACTACCTAGTCGCCATTCACCCATGGGTCGAAGGCCAAGCACTGGTCTTTATGCGCAACAGCATCTGGCTTGCCAATCTCTCGGATGTGTCGAATGCGAATGCGACGGAGTTCACGGTGGATGCGGCGGTGAGTCGTATCACTCTCCTTACGGATTAGATAGGGTGCGTGGCTCGGCGGTCGATTGTGACGGCGGGGCAGTTTGTCTTTTTTCTCTCGGACTCGGGAGTTTACCGGCTGGATACCCAACTCGACCTCAAGCTCCGCGCAAATACGCAACCGCTCTCGGACACTATCTCGGACCAGCTAGAACAGATCAACCCGACGCAAGTATACAAGGCGACGGCGAAGTGGTGGGCAAACCGCTACTACCTGGCTGTGCCCATAGGCGACTCCGCGCTCAACAATAACGCGATGTTCATATGGTCGGCCCTAAACCAACAATGGGAGTCGAAGGACTCGTATTCGGTGGCCCTAGATGAGCTGATCGTGGCGGACTATAACAAACAACGCCGCCTCCACACGGCAGCACGCAGTGGCACGTTATTCCTGCTCGACGAAAATGATCGGGGCGACGATGTGCCTTATGCAAATACGGACGACGCCTACACGCCCGTGGATGGTCTACTGCAAACTCGCAGCTACGCCTTCGGCACGCTGGATGCGAAGAGGATTGTGCGCTCGAAGGCGAGTGTCCTCCTTGCGCCGGAGTCCTCCTGTGCGCTCGATGCGGTGACGGTGGACTTTGATAATGACTTTCAAGTCGCGGCTCTCGCCAACACTAGCGACGAGGCGGAGGACTACACGCTCAAGGCGCCGATGCGATGCAAGGCTACCTCCGTCGATCTGCGGTGGCGCACGCTGACGGGGAGACCCGTGCTACGCAAAATCTCAGTGGAGTCCACGCAATCACAACACGCCGCTTCAAACACTCGTACTCTTAACTAACTATGGCAAACGTAACCAAAGGCAAAACATTCATAAATGGCGATCTCGTCACTCCGGCCGCGCTCCACCAACTGGTCGATTCCGCCAGCGTCACCAATATAGCCAACGCCGATATTGCAACCGGTGCGGCCATCGCCGATACCAAGCTGGCGACTATCGCCACCGCAGGCAAGGTCTCGAACTCTGCCACCACGGCCACGCCGCTTTGGCAAAACAATGCCATCGTCGCTCGTGATGCTAGTGGCAACTTTGTAGCCAATACTATTTCCGCTAATCTCACTGGCACGGCCACGAATGTTTCCGGAACGGTGGCTGTAGCTAATGGAGGCACGGGAGCGACGAATGCGGCTACCGCTCGCACGAATCTCGGGCTCGGTGCGGCGGCCACGCTCAGTACAGGGACTACGGCTGGCACGTTGGCTACAGGCGACCACACTCATACGGATCTGCATGCACGCGCTCATAGCATGACCTCTGCCAGCGACCACACGGCGGGCACATGGAAGGTCTTTCACAGCAATGCCACTGGCAAAGTCGATGAGATCGGCATCGGCTCCGCTAACTCGGTGCTGACATCGAATGGACCGGCTGCTGCGCCGAGCTGGCAAACTCTGTCCTCGACGTCGACAAATGCGACTAACCTGACAGGCGGTTCTGCCGGAACGATCCCCTACCAATCTGCGGGTGGCACGACTCAAATGCTCTCGGCTGGCACGCCTGGGCAAGTCCTCACAACGAATGGCGCGGCTCCTCCGTCGTGGAGCAGCTTTGGCACCTCTATTAATACCGCGAACCAAGTGGTGGCCCGCGATAGTTTTGGCAATTTTTCCGCAGGCACGATCACGGCTAATCTCACTGGGACAGCTACGAATGTTTCCGGAACGGTGGCTGTAGCCAATGGTGGCACCGGAGCGACTACGGCTGCTGCGGCCAGAACGAATCTCGGCCTGGGGAACTCGGCCGCGCTCAACACGGGCTCCGCTGCTGGCACGGTGGCTACAGGCGACCACACTCATACGGCGGCTACGTCTGGGGCGGCTGGATTTATGTCCGCTACAGACAAAACTAAACTTGATGCAGCGACGAGTGCCTCGACGCCCAGTGCTATCGTGTCTCGCGATGCGTCGGGTAATTTTTCGGCAGGCACGATCACGGGCAATATCACGGGATCTGCGACCTCCCTGGCTACCACTCGTACCATAGCTCTCTCGGGCGATGTGATTGGTAGCACTACTTTCAACGGCACGGCCAATGTCACGGCAACAACCGCGATTGATAATTTAAAGGTCACAACCCCAAAGATCGCAGATTCGGCGGTCACGACACCGAAGCTCGCGGACCTCGCGGTGGCCAATGACAAGATCGCGGACGCAACGATCACGGCCGCCAAACTACAAAACGGCTCCAACCAATTTGCGTCGGGGTGGTGCTCAGTGAATGGTAGTATCGCTGATCTGCCAGTATCTGGCACTACATTTTCTCGAGTCAGCGATACGGTAATGCGCGTCGGTAGACCAGCCCACGGGCTATTAGACGGTGACTGTGTGACTTTTTCCCAAGCAGGGGGATTAGATTTAGTATCCCCTAACAATTATCTAAATGGGACGTGGGTTGTATCTGACGCGACTGCAAGCACATTCGACTTCACGATATCTGGAGCAATTATTCCAACCTCAGGAATTACAGTTCAAATCATAAAAGTGGGTAGGATTTTACGAAAATTTAACATTTCAAAAGTTGGTAAATTTGCGCCTGGTAAGTATCGAATTTATTTTTTATCGGCATTTACATCCACGGACTATGTGTCTGTAGCGAGCGGCATTTCAAGCGCGTCGACTCCAGATGCGCTATCAATCAGCCCGACGACGCAACAAATAACTTTTTGCGAAATCCTCTGCACTGATTCCGCTGGTAACGAAGCCAACCCCAAATCGCTCAATGTTATATTTTTCGGAGGCGCATAATGACCCCCTTCGACAAAGCCATCGCTTGGCAGAGCGAGCACAGCACCGAGTCCTTCGAGGAGATCCTCGGCTGGCACCTCGGGCATGGCCTTGTCTACTCGACGCCGACCACATTCCTCCTCGCGCACGAAACCCACTATAACCCCGAAACCCACGATATGAACTACGACTCCCCCCCGAATGCCTGGTTCGTCCAGCTCGCAGCCGCGACCGGTTGCGCGAATCCCATCCGCGAATTCCTGCGCGTGGCCACCCGTCCGCAGCCGTGGGCGATCTGGTGCCGCCGCAACTCATTCCGCCTCTACGCCTACCCGTGGAATGCCCTAGCTAGGAAAGTGAGGCTATCGTAATGGGAGGAGGCTCTAAACCAGCAAAACCTAAGCTGCAAAAAGTGCCGGAGGCTGCCGAGCCGCTGGACTACACGAAGATGTTCGGCGCTGCGCGGGAAAACTCGCGCCTCATAGGACAAGACCAGCTCGATCAACTCAAGGCGGCATATCCCGAATTTGAAAAGCTCAGTCTCGGGACGATCCAATCCTACGCCGACAAGCTCACCAACGAATACACCGACAACGCCAACGAATCCGTAGACGCCGCGAGCGGGCAAGCGGTGAATATGGGGGCTGCCGGAGATCGTATCGGAGCGGTCGCCAATAGGGGAGAAAATCTCAGCAACGCCGCGCAACAATTCG